ATAGGAGGTACCCACATGCCGAAGGGCAAAGGTTACGGAACATTCGAGAAGACGTTCGGTTCGCAGAACAAGCAGCCCTACGACTCGACATCGAAGGACAACATGCACGCCATGAGCGTGAAGTCAAAGAAGGACGCGACGTATCTCCGCAAGACCAAGTTGGGAAACGCCGCTCACGGTGGCCGCCCCTTCGGGAAGTAGGACACTATGAGGGATGGTTCAACGCCACGCCCAGTGAAGGCCGACAAGGTGCTAGTCACCACAGTAAAGACGGGCGGCGGCATCGGTACTGTCGGGTCACCGTCGAAGGCGGGCGCCCGCAAGGCGCTGTTCGACTGATGCCAGGCAAGAAGCCTCGACGCCCGAAGTACTGACATGCCCCTGAAAAAGGGTTCCAGTCAGGACGTGATCGGCCACAACATCGGCAAGTTGATTACCGAAGGGTACCCACGGGACCAGGCGGCCGCCATCGCCTACGACAAAGCGAAACCGAAAGGAAAAAAATGAGCAACATGTTGGAACGGGCAGCGTGGACATTCGCCCAAGCGTTTTTAGCAGTATTTGTAATATCCGATTTGGCTTCGGCCAAAACGGCTCTGGTCGCGGCGGCTGCTGCGGCTCTCAGTGTTGTCAAGACTTACGCTCAGGATCGTGTAACTAGGTAGTCATGGACAATGCCGACCTTGATGCACAATGGGGGGACTTTATGACATCGAGCGGCGTCCAGATCGAACAGGACGTTCTGCGTTCCTTCCAGGAAAGCCGGCACCTTCTCAACATCGACGACGGCACCCACGCATCCTGGTACGGCGACCAACTCGGTGTCCTCCTGGTGTTCCAACGCCCCGAAGCAGAAGCGATGGTCGGCGGTTGGCAGGACGCCAGCGGCAACGACCTGATCGCCCTGTCACGGGTTCTCGGATGGGTCACCGGGTTCGTCGAGATGCTCGAACAATGCCTGACGCTCTACGACTTCACAGAGGAGTAGGAATGTATCCGTTCCTGCACCAACGGGGATTCGAGCAACGCTACCTGTAGTTTCTGGATGATCTTGTCGCGTCTACGCGCCAACGTCGTCTTCGGCACATCCAGGATACGGCCGACGAAACGCAGACTCAACCGCACCGTGGTCAACATGAGGAAGATCCACTGTTCCTCCGCTGTGAGTTCGTCCAAGGCATCAGCAAGGATCTCCCGTAGTTCGTCCTGCTCTGCGATGCTTTCTTCTATTTCTTGAAAGGGTGCAGCACGCACCAGGGCGTCGTAAAGATTCTCAGGGCGCCGCTGCGACCACGGCCGAATCGAGGTCTGCGACCTCCCGACAGGCCCCAGGAGAGCATCCATCAGGTAGGGATCGGCTGTCCATGCTCCCCGCTCCGCCCTACTCAATAGACGGTGCGTTCAGAAACTGCTCCCCAATGACCCGTGTGTTCTCCGGGTCGTAATGCGACGGTTCACCCTTTTCCCACGCCTCGTCATAGTCGAGCCAGCCCAGGATGTCGACGACGCGAAACTCCGGCGGAACAGGCTGCACCACCCACAGCACCAACCCCATGCCCAACTGGCGTCGGCGTACAGCGGCGTTCGTGCTGGTCCGCACCCGACGCACCTCGATGTTGTGCCCCACGTCAGGTAGATGCTTGTAAATCTTATGGTCTGACTTGTGCCAGACGTGTCCCGACCAATACTGGTTCGTGACCTTAGCGACGGCCAGTTCCCCCACGCAGGCAGCAGCCTGCGCCGTACGGTTGTCCTCCATACGGTTCTTGTCGTAGTGGGCTGCGTCACGCTTACCCCAGTTCGCCGCATAACGACGAGCCCCGATGCTCAAAGCGTGTTCGTACTCCCAGGGATCCAGTTCAACCTGGATCATTTCTTCTTTCCGATCAGACGATGAACCTGCCGGTCATCGTCATAGGCGTGACCGTTCAAAGCATCCTCGACCAGTTTCAGGTAGTTGGACACATCCCCCCGCAACGGAGACTTGTCTATTTCCATCGGTGTCAACGTGATCGTCACCCGGTCATCGGAGAACACGCACGCCAACGACACCGGCCCGTCAAACTTCGGCCCTGCGTATGCCTCAGCAATCTTGGCCTCGGCAACGACAGTGCCGTGCGGTGTGTAGGTGCGTCCCTTCCCGAAGCGGGGACGCCCCTTCGCCTTGGGTCGCCCCTTGACCGTGAACCGGTACGTTCGAGGATTAGGTGCCATCAGAGTTCTCCTAAGGTTTGGTTCCTGGCATTCGTAACAAGTTCTTCGAGCCGGCGGTCACGGTCGGTGCGACCCACAAACTTTCCGACACGTTCATCCAGTTGCCCCGTCAGGTGCAGCACCGTGGGGTCGCTGTAGTTCTGCCGGAACAGGGAACAGGCGAAGGCGTACAGTGCGTTGGATCGGTCTTCCCAAATGTCACCTTCCCATATCCTGCGGGCGATGTATCCGAAGTTGTCGTCGTCGCGGATGCGAACCTGGTCGACCTGAGAGATTGGCTTCGAGTGCTGCTCCTGGTACAACGCATGGATGGAACGGATGGCGTGGCTGCTGGCTCTCGACTCCCATGCAGCCTCCACGAAGTCGTCAAGCGGAAGCACCACGCGGGACGGGAGGCCAAGCATGACCTGCCTGCCAGGGTTCCCCATGTTCGGATAGGGCAGCAGCAGACAGTTCCCGAACCCCTTCCCCTCCAACGTGATCTGTTTCGGGTACACCTCCTTGGTGGGTACGTCCACCAGCCGGCACGCACCTAGCATCGCCTCCCGTCCCATCTGCGCTGTCAACGGCTGCCGCAGGTACACCCACACATGGAAGCCCTTCGACCGGGACCGCTCGATCCAACCCTGGATGCCGAACCGTTCCAACAGCCGTTGCAGGTTGCAGGCGTGGACAAAGTCGGGTTCCCCCTCGTCGAGGTCGACAGCCAACCAGTTCACATACCACTCAGCGGTACGCTGATAGTCCTTCCTAAAGAGGGGGTACACACCGATGGGTGGCTCCCCCTCCAGGTGCCCCCGCACAGCATCCACATACGGTTCACCCTCAGCGGAGTACGCCTCACCCCGCTCATTGACCAGAGGACGGATGCCCTCGTAGTTGATGGCTATACGGCCACCCTGGTGCAGCCGGGCGAAGGTATCGACTACATCATCCATCGGTCATCCGAAGGAATGTCAGATTCGTAGTATTCGCGGACAAGGCCACAGTGCGGATCCATGTAATAGTCGATAGGGGGATTGGTCGTATGGCACGGAGGCCGCTTGTTCTTACACAGATCCAACGAGATGGACACCGAATGGATGCGACGCTGATAGTCGTCAAGTTTCGCAAGGTCACGCTTGCGAAACACATTCAACTGGAGGATGGCATACTCGTCAGCGTTGTATTTGCCGTCATCCATTCCCCTCGACATTCCCCGTGTCGAACTCTTACCAGACTGGTGGACGAGGGCAACGGGAAGGTTCTCCGTTTCAGCCCACTCCTTCACACCCTTCAACACCGATGACACACCCTCGTAACCGGACGCTGCCGGCAACTGCTCCAGGAAATCGATCATCACGAACCGTGGACGGATCTGCCAGAAATCCTCACACTCGGCCAGGGCAATACTCATCTGATCGAACGGCATGGCAGCCGGAAAGATCTGCACCCGATCCAACGTGTCCTTGGCATCCTCGATGTGTTGCCGATGCGTCGGATCGCCTGCCTGCAACCCTTCCTCCACGTCGGCCAGGTTCTGGAGGTACAGAAGGGCGTACAGTTTGCTGACAACCAGAGTCTCCGGCTCATCCGGTGTGAAGATCACAGCGCGGAAGTCTGGATCCGCAGTCAGGTTCGTCGCTATGGCCGACAGCAACACGGCAGACTTGCCACTATGGGCACGGCCCGTGACCACCAGAACGTCCGACGGCCACACGCCACGCATCTTGGTGTCGATGTCTCCCAACCCCAGGAAGAACCTGTCGTGGCTCCCCGCTGCGTATTCCACCCACTTGTCGACCGCTTTGTGGCTGGGTTGGAAGTAACGATAGTTACGGCCAGCGGGCTGAACATCGGCACCCTCCAATCGGGCGTCGATGTCAGCCGCACTGAGCGCAACAGGTGCGCCTTCGATCACTTACCGTAGGCGTACTGCTGGAGTTCGGACCGCCTCGACTCCCA